CTATGAGAACCCATTTTGATTTCAAAACAATTATACGAGAAATAGATTGGAAGAAAAAACATTATGATATTGTATGGACTCATTTACCAGAACATACTTTACAATTAAAAAATCTTTTATATAATAATACAAATATAAATCCATTGTTTATTGGGTATACACATTGGACAGAGTTTCCTGAAATAACAAACTATGAAATGACAATGATGGATGTTAATATTCTTGGACTATTGGAGATGGAAAGGTGTGGTATCAATACGCTAGGGCAAAAGGAACTTATACTAAAGAATGCGAAGAAAAGTTTTAACAAAGAGTCGCTTATACGATTAGATGAGATAATTGTTCCCAACTATTTGGGGTGGGAGATTCCTAAATATGAAAAACAAACAACTGATAAAAAGATTATTGTTTATAATCACAGACCACATACTTACAAAAATTGGCCATGGGTTTTAAAACAGATGGATAAACTTTGGGAACAACGACAAGACTTTGAGTTGTGGGTGCCATTAGCTGATTCAAAAGAAAGAGAATATATAACAAATGATAAGTATGATAGGTTTGGTTATTTTTCTAAACTATCAAGTTGTTATCTTGGAATATGTGCTAAACAAAAGTATGGTGGTTGGGCTATATCTGCTACTGATGGTATGAGTGTTGGAGTTCCATATATGTTTTCTGATGACGGATATTATCACGAGCTATCTGGAGACGCTGGGATATATTATGAAGAAGATACTTTTTTAGATAAGATAAATAATTTATTAGATACACCGGATATAAGAAATGAGTGGAGTTCAAAATCACTTGAAAGATTTGAACAAGGTAAATGGGAGAATGCTATTCATCAATTTAATAATATGTTAAATGATGTTATAGATAAATTACCAACGATAGGTGAAACAGATTCATATAAAAGAATACTAGATTTTATTCATAAGAAAAAATCTGTTTCTAAAGAAGATATTTTAGATTATTTAAATTGGGGTGTGAGAATATCTTTTACATCTTATAGAAATAGATTAAGATTAGAAGATACAATTAAATTTACAAAAAATAGATACGAGGTTATATGATGAGAGAAAAAATAGTAAGTTGGATGCCAAATAAATTTTGGAAGGGTCGTACAATATATAGATGTAATAAACCAGACGCGGTAATATTAGCAAAAAATATTGGAAAAAAAGTTGATGTGTTAGTAATGCCGGATAACAATTTAGTAACAATCGAACCAGAAGAATTTATAGGAAAAGATACTAGATTTGAATGGGATATACCAGAAAATGAAAAAGGTTGGAGTAAAAAATTTGGTAGGAATGTTCCAAACAGATATCATTTTAAAATTAAACCGATGGAGGCATAATGAAAAAATTATCAGCTGAACAAATACAAGACAATTGGACAAAACTTATTGATACCATTGAGGGTTTTATAAGTGATGATAGAAAAGAAAATCTTTTAAAGTTTTATGATGACTTTAAAGATAGAATGATGTTTGCACCTGCAAGTGCTAAAGGACATTTTCATAATGCGATGCCGGGTGGATATGTTGAACACATTCTTCATATCATAACCCACTCACTTGAAATAAAACAAATGTGGGAAAAAAATGGAGCTGATATAAACTTCACAGATGAGGAGTTAGTATTCGCAGCTATGCATCACGACTTGGGTAAGGTTGGAGATTTAGAACACGACTATTATATTCCACAAGATTCAGAATGGCATAGAAAAAATCGAGATGAAATTTATAAACATAATCCATCTCTTCAGTATATGAAAGTGCCTGATAGGGGATTATGGTTACTTCAACATTATGGTGTTAAGGTTACTGAAAAAGAATACATCGGTATTAAACTAACAGATGGTTTATATGATGATGCTAACACATCTTATTTAAAGGGTTATAATCCGGATTATAAACTAAGAACTAACATGTGTTACATCTTACATCAAGCTGATATGATGGCTACACATATCGAATTTGACCAATGGAATAGAAGTGATGAAGAAATAGTTAATACAAAAGTTCCGAAAACAAAAGATGAACAAGAAAAGGTAGACAACCTCAAACAAAAGTTTGATGAGTTGTTTGCTAATTAGGAGATTATTATGTGGATAGGTTTAACAATATTGTTTTTCTTAATGAGTGTTTTCACATCTATATTAACATATTATTCATTACGAAGAATAACACAATATGAAGAATTGATACTACAAATTCAACAAATAATAACTTTTTCAACTGAAAAAATGAAAGTAGTGGATTCTAAAGGTCATTATGAATCTGATGATGAAACAGGTTTCTTTTTTGAACAACTAAAACAAATTCAATTATCACTAGATGGGATATTTGAAAATGAGGAGATAGAAGATGCCAAGAAAGAAAAGTAAAAGAAAAGTTTATTTTGGACAAGAGGTACAAAACGCTATTATAAGATATAATGGTAGTGATGATAATGGTGTTCGAAACAAAATATATCAAGAAGAAATACATAAAGCATTCGACAAACTTGCTGAAAACATAATTAACACATTTAAGTTTACATATTTTGATATGCCATTTGATGATGTCAAGCATGAAGTTGTAACATTCATGGTTATAAACATGCACAAGTATGACCACACCAAGGGTTCTAAAGCGTTTAGTTATTTTTCAGTAGTCGCTAAAAATTACCTAATACTACATAATAACAACAATTATAAAAAATTAAAAAGTCATGCTGAAATGAGCGTTTTAGATAATGAAAGAAAAAATGATAATTTCAATAAAAACGATATAAAACAATTTACACATGAGCTCATAGAATATTTTGAATATAACTTACCATCGATATTTAAAAAACAAAGAGATTTGAATGTAGCTTATTCTATTTTAGAGTTAATGAAAAAAATAGATGACATAGAAAATTTTAATAAAAAATCTCTTTATATTTTAATTAGAGAAATGACTGATGTTAATACATCTCATATAACGTCAGTTGTTAATGTATTAAAAAAACATTATAAAAAAATATTTAATGAGTATTACAAAACTGGAAATATATTAATTGATAAAAATAAACCATTTTTTTAAAAATACCAATAAATAAAATTTAATATAAACCCATCTTTTATCGGATGGGTTTTTTATTTTTATTAACTTTCTTACAAATTTAATATTTATATATGAATAAATACATCTAAAGGGATATAATATGTCAGACAAAAACGAAATATTTGAGGGTAAAACCTTTCAAGACTTAACAAAAGATATTTATGAAAACACTACAAAGCGTAAAGTTCAAATAGATTTGTTAATATCAGAAATACATGGATTTATTCAAACTATAGATGATGTAGTTATGGTAGCCCCAATCATAAAAGAGTATATGGATACAGCGGTTAAAAATGATGAACATCTTGTTAAATTAGCCGGAGTACTTCAGAGAATTATAAATAAATCTGTTGGAGAATCAGATGAAAGTATGTTATTGTCCGATTCTGAAAAAGAAGAATTAATGGGAACACTTCAAGATACTGTAAGTGATTTACAAAAAGAAAGTGATAGATTAAATATGATAAAGGATAAAACTTTAAATATGGGTGACAAGTAGTGGGTTCAATATTTGCAACAATACCGGGAAATAGTGTTAAGGGATTTTTAAATAAAAGATATGATGTTCCCTTTTATTTACAATTTGTTCCTGGTTATGTGGTGGAAGTGGTACATTCGTATGAAAGCTTAAGATATGATGGTGACAATACTTTAAATACTATTATAGCTATACCTCATATATCAGACAAGTTATATAAAAGAAAGTCTGCTGTGGGTGAAGATTATAGATACTATCCACTATTGAGGGGTATTACTGATTTACCATCAAAGGGAGATCCTGTATTATTATGTACAATTGGAAATACTAGATATTATTTGGGACCACTAAATACCGCTAATAATAGTCCTACTTGGAATAAAGATCCACAATATAATTCTGAACAATCTTTTAATTCTGATATAGGTAATGTTGGGTCTAGAGGAGCTGATGGTGAAAGTCTTTCTTTCAATAAAGAAAAAAATTATAAAAGACTTCATAAAATAAAAAAAGAAGAATTAGATTTTGGTAACGCTATTGCTGAAACAACAGGTGATACTTTACTTGAGGGTAGACATGGAAATAGTATAAGAATAGGTGGTAGAAATAATAATCCATATGTTTTCATTTCAAATGGGAGATTACCAAATTCACCCATGGAAAGTTTAAAAGATGGTACAATAATAAGTATTACAAAATATGGTTCATTAAGAGAACATTTTGGTATTTATAAAAAAGATGAAAATGGAAGAAATTTATATGAACCATCTGTTATTGATTTCGTACTAGCTTCAGATACAGTCGAAGAAAATCAAAGATTGATGTCTAGTGTAATTCAATCAATAAACGCTTCAGATGATATTAGTAAAGAGATTTATGAATACAACAAAAATCAAACATTAATTCATTCTGATAGAATTACATTAAATTCTAAATCGGATGACATATATCTTTCATCTTTTAAAGATATTCATATTGGAACTGGTAGAAGTTTAAGTATATCGACTAATGAAAATTTAATAATTGAATCGGATTCAATATTTATTGGTGATCCACAAAAAGGTGGTGAAAGTAGAGTAATGGAGCCGATGGTGTTAGGTGAACAATTAGTTATAATATTAAAAGATTTAATTAGTGTATTACAGAAAGCGAATGGGTTAGTACAAGGTGTACCTGTACCATTAGTAGATTCAACTATGGCAGCTCTTGCACCGCAAATTGCATCTATAGGTAATCAACTAAATAATATATTAAGTCAACATCATTATATAGAACCAAATAGATAAAGAGGTAAGTATGAAAAAGAAAACAAACATAAGACAAGTGATAAGAACAATAGTTAGAGAAGAGGTGGCTATGGCGATTGGTGAAGTCATATCTGAATTAAAACAACCAACTCAATCTCAACCACAACCAAAAAAAATCGTTGAGAAAAAATCATTTACAACTAATTCAGTATTAAATGATGTATTGAATGAAACAGCTCAAGATGAAGAATGGAAAACAATGGGTGGTGGTAAGTTTGATTCATCAAGAATGAATGAATTGGTTGGCAAACAATATGGTGATATGATGAATAGTAATTCTAATATAGCTGTAACTGTTGATGGTCAAACTGCTGATTTCTTAAAAAAAGATTATAGTGCAGTTGTAAAAAAAGGTTTAGAAATAGACAAACAAAAACATAGAGGATAATAATGGGTTTAAAACAAGATTTAATTGACGCTAAATTAGCAGCTTTAAAAATTGATGCGAAAATCGCTGGAGCAACTGAAGAAGAAATTGCTAATATTGTTCCAAGTGAATCTATTGAAGAAGAGGTTGAATTAACAGCTGAAGCTATCATACGATTTTTAACTGACGCTGATTTTAAAATTACTCAATTAAAAGCACCTATAATTCTTGAAGATTTTAAAATACCAGACCAACCTGTAAATGTAGAACTAGAAACTTTACTTGGTGATAAAAAACCAATATTAGACACCATAAAAAAAATAGGTGAGTTAATTCCTGGAGCAGGTGCTGCTATTGAAACACTTGTTGAACAACTCGAATCTGCAATAGAAGAAGCTATTAAACCATTACTTGAAGGTGGTTCAACTTTACCTGGACCCGAAGTTAATAAAGAAGATGGTGCTTTAGAATCAACTGGTTATACATATGTGGGTGATGATCCAGAATCTCAATCGGTATTCGATGTTGACGATGAGGATGGTCAGAGACAATTTACAACTGTTAAATTAATAAGAGAAGATGTAGAGGATTTAATATAAAATGGCTATAAGAGACACATCAAGAAAACCTTATATAGAAGATAATAATACGGATATATTTATTGGTTTAGATTTACCAATTAGAAAGTCTGAAGGTAAAGAAGGATATTTTGCGTCTACTTCTACAACCATAGAAGCTGTAAAAAATAACATAAGAAACTTGTTGAACACTCATCACGGGGAAAGATTGATGCAGCCTAATTTAGGAATTGGTTTAAGAAAATATTTATTTTCGCAATTAACTCCCGATATTGTTATACAAGTACAAAATGAAATATCTGATACGATTTCAACTTGGTTACCTTTTGTTGAAGTTAGAGATATAGAAGTAGTTACAGCAGATGATGATACGACAGTTGAAAAAAATACAATGAAAGTATCTGTTCTATTTAATATTAAACAAAGTCCAAATACCTTAGATTCTGTTCAAGTTTCGATTACTGAAAGTTCTGAACAAATTGATAATGCAAATCAAGGAGGATATTAATGCCGTCATATAATAAAAAAGATTTTAAAGAATCAAATGTAAATTATTTAAATAAAGATTTTACACAACTTAAAGAATCACTTATTAATTATTCAAAATCTTATTTCCCAAATACTTATAGAGATTTTAATGAAACATCGCCTGGTATGATGTTAATGGAAATGTCGGCTTATGTTGGTGATGTGCTATCATTTTATGTTGACCAACAATATCGAGAAATGTTATTACCATTAGCTGAAGAAAGAAGAAATGTTGTTAACATGGCTAAAATGTTTGGATATAAAATAAAACCAATTTGTCCAGCGTATGTTGATTTAACTTTTAAGTCTGAAGTTAGTTCTGTAACTGGTAATGAAAGTCAAGTAGATTATAGTTCAGCTGCATCAAGTCAAGCGTCTTCATTCCCAGCTGGTATCACCGTTACATCAAACAATAATGCTGATTTGATATTTGAAACATTAGATGTTATAGATTTTACTATCACTGGATCTGATGATGGTAAAGTTATAGCGACAACAAATGCGGATACGGGATTAGCTAGTACATACACATTGGAAAGAAAAGTAAAAGCTATTAGTGGAAAAGAAAAAACAAAAACATTTACAATTTCAAGTCCAACTAAATTTTTAAAATTAACTTTAGAAGATAAAAATGTGATTGATATTATTTCTTGTGTAGATTCAAATGGAAACAATTGGTATGAAGTTGATTTTCTTGCACAAGAATATGTTCCAATTGAAACACATTATACACAAGATACAAGAACAAATGCGTATACTGATGTTTTACCTGGAGAGGGTGGAGCCACGACTATATCAAATGATGTTTCTATTCCATACTCACTACAATATTTAAGAACTAGTAAAAGATTTACTCGTGAAACCAATCCAGATAATACCACTTCATTAATATTTGGTAATGGTATTTCGAGAGATGGAAGGTCTTTAGATGACCACGACTTTAAAGATTTAGAGCAATCGGGTATTGTAATACCTGGAACTACAACAGATTTATCCGATTCTATAGACCCATTACTTGGTGATGATTATTCTACATTGGGTGAAACCCCTATACAAACAGTTTTAACTGTTACTTATAGAGTGGGTGGTGGTATTAACTCTAACTCTGCGGTTGGAGATTTAACACAACTTGGAGCTGTATCAGCTATCGCTGGAACTGGTACTGGAACTATTTCATCAGTAACAAATGAATTTCCAGCTATTGGTGGTAGAGACGAAGAGACTGTAGATGAAATAAGAGAAAAAGCAAAAGCATTTTTTACAACACAAAACAGATGTGTTACAAAAGAAGACTATGAAGCTAGAGTGTTAAACATACCTTCAAAATTTGGTAGTATCGCGAAAGTATATGTTTCAAGATTTGATAATAATACTTTAACTGTTTATAATTTAAGTGATGTTGTTTCTGATTTAGGAACTCTCAAATCTAATATTGATGGTGATATAAATGATATCGATAGTATTTTAAATGCATCTACTGTTGGAGAAGTACAACAAGGTACGGGATTATATTCAACTATAACTTGTACGAATCCTGCAGATGGTGATGTACCACCTGGTTGTCCAAATGATGCGACATGGCAAGTTGAATGTACTGGTCCAGGCTCATCCTTTTCTGGACAATTTGAAGCTCAAACTCAATGTGCTGAAGAGAACTCAGAATTTCCTGAAGGATTTGTAAATCAATTTGTACCTGTTCTTATTCAAGGTGAAGAAATAATGGAAACTGTTACTGATTCTTATACTTTTACTCCTGCACAATTTGAATCTTTACAACTTGAATTAAATTCACTTTCAAGTCGAACAACCGCTGGTGGAGCTGCGATAAACATTCAAGATATAGCTTCATCTATACCAGATGATAATGAATCATTTGCAAACTTTGGAACAATAAATGTTTTTGTATTGGCTTATAATTCATCGAAGCAACTTGTTGGTAATGCATTAGCTGGAACAAATCATTTACCTACAGCCACAGATAATATTCCAAATCTCTTATTACATAATGTAAAAAATTATTTAGAAAATTTTAAAATATTAACTGATGATGTTGAGATACAAGATGGGTACATTATTAACTTTGGTGTATTATTTGATGTTGTTGCTCACAAATTCGCTAATAAGAATGAAGTAAAACTATTATGTATAGAAAAAATTAAAGATTACTTCAGTACAGATAAAATGCAATTTAGTCAACCAATATATGTAAGTCAACTAGAATATGAACTAATGGGTATTGATGGTGTTAGAGCTGTTAATTATGTCACAATAACTCAATATGATGACCATAATTTTGATACATCGGGTGGTGATACTGGTCCAACTTTAAATAACCCGACATATACTTATTCAATTTTAGCTGATGGTACAGTATTAACAGCCGGCGAAGAGTATCAGGGTGAAACTGTTCACGGTACAGCTGAATATGGTTATCGGTATGATTTTAAAGCATCTCTTGAAGAGGGTGTTATATTACCACCACACCCAACAAATCCTGGAGTATTCGAACTTAAAAACCCTAACCAAAATATTAAAGGAGTAGTAAGATAATGCATCATTTTATTTTTCCAACACAAGACACATGGGTATCAAGTGGTTCTTCCATTGTAACAGGAGAATCATTTAAGGACCAGAACTTTGGTAGAGACCAAATTCTAGAAGTTAAAAAGTTTTTTTATAATAATTCATTCGACCATCAAACAAGAGCGTTAGTTAATTTTGAGGGAAAAGATTTTACTGATATGTCAGAATCAATAGCGAATGGAACAATTACAAATCCAAAATTTTATTTAAGACTTTATGAGGCTGAAGGTAACTCGGAGCTATCAGAGGAATATAAATTAGCGATTCAACCAATATCCATGTCTTGGGTAGAGGGTACGGGTAAGTTTGGTGATGTTCCAAAGAACACTAATGGGTGTAGTTGGGAGAATCGTAGTAACCCAATTGGTGGTACTGAATTAATATGGAGTGGTTCGGGTAAAGGTGTTACGGTTATAACCTCATCAGTTTATAACGATGTAGTTAGTTCATCAATTCAAACATTTTCGAATGAATCACCTGATGTTGAAGTTGAAGTTACTGACATGGTTAATATGTGGTTAGGTGGTGTTAGACCAAGTGACCATGTGGTTCAAAACTATGGTATGTTAATTAGGTTTAGTGGAAGTCAAGAAACAGATTCTACAACTTTTGGTCATCTTAAATTTTTCTCAAGAAATACACATACAATTTATTCACCTAAATTAGAAGTGAGATGGGATGACCATGCACCTTGTACTGGTTCTAATACTGGTTCACTTAACGAACTTACAATGAGTGGATTAGTTGATAATTATCTATTTATGAGAGGATTAAAAGAAAGTTATATGGAAGATGACAAAGTGAAGTTTAGAGTAGGAGCAAGAAAAAGATACATTCAGAAATCATTTTCTAATTCTGTACAAACAGTTACTGGTTCTTTTATTCCTGAAAGTAGTGGTTCTTATGCGATTAAAGATGTAGCCACAGATGAATTTATAGTTCCATTTAGTTCATATACATCTATGAGTTGTGATTCAACTTCACCATATTTTAATCAATGGTTAAGTGGGTTTTATCCTGATAGGGCCTATAAGATATTATTAAAATTAAAATATGACGATGGTCAAGAACAAATATTTGATGATGATTTTGAGTTTATAGTTAGGAGAAAATAATTGTGGCAACCACAGAAATACAAAATAAAATTGAACAAATATTAGATAAAGTAGCTATAGCTTTAATTGAAAGTAATTACTATGGGTCATCTGAACAAGTACAACTAAATCAAAAAACAGTTAGAAATGGAATAGTTTCTTTGGGTAGACAGAATGGTGAAAGACTTCTTGTTTATCAAAAAGATGTTAAAGCTAATCCAAAAGATTTGATATCTCAAATACCAGAAAACGCAGAAACAACAACTTTAGAAACCATAGCTACAAATATATTAGATTTAGACTTTTTAATAATTATTGATAATACTGATAATTCTATCACATTGATAACAACACCCGCTGATTCAATATATGGTGGTAATAATGGTGGGTTAAATATAACCAATTTATTACAAGGTATAAATGAAGAAACTGGTGAAGTTAATCCAATTAACTTAGGACAATTCATTACCTATGACGAGAAATCAGAAAATATAGATGTCAGTCAGGCTAATGAGTTTTTAGATACAAACATATATGAATTAATAGGAGATGCTAGTACACGACAATCTAGAATAGATGCATTTTTTACAGAGTTTGAAAATTTAACTCAAACACCACCAATATTTACTGATGACGATGCTGATGGTTTAATTGATATGGCGACAGCTTATGATACTACAAATGATATAACAGACGCAACTCCTTTTGATGAAACTAAATCAATTGTTAGACTTACTGATAATGAGGGAGATAATAATGAGAACCAATCTTTACAAACTTTAAGAAATAGATTAAATGATTATCTTCAAGATGTGGATGATGTACCTGGACCTCCAGATGATTTGAGACCTGAGTATAAAAATCAATCAAGTGGTTATTTGAAATTCAGACAACCGAATCAAGGTATAATTATAAGAAACATCGATGATGAATATATTGAAGGATTAGATCCAAATAATCCAACTTATTTATCCACAGGTTTTACAATAACAATGTGGGTTAGATTTTTAGATAAAAAAAGTGAAGGAACTCTTTTTAATTTTGGGAATCCAACAAGAGAAACAAACCCATTTGGATTTAAATTAGAAACATTAGTTAATGAAGAACAAAGATATTTACGATTATTAGTTTATGATGGAGATGGTATAGAAGGAAGTAATCCATATCCGGGTGTTGGTTATTGGTATGATTCT